GTGATTTTCACGTCACCCTTTACTCAGCGGTATTATAAACTGGCCCGCCAACCTTATGTGTTAGATTGTTTTGCCTTGATGTTTTGTTCTAGCAATGCCTGTTTGAGTTTGTCTGATCCGCCTACTCTAACATTAATGATACCGTTGTAGTAATCATCAGTTTCAAGCACACGCCTATCAAACTGTTCTCTTGCCTCTATGTAGGACATTTCGCCCCTACCTTTACATAGGTATAGTATTTCTCTTGTAAACTTGTCTTCGCCTAGTGCGGCTACGTCTGCATTTAGTCTATCACTAGATCCCCAGTAATCACGCCAATCGCTTTCTTTGGTGCCGCGTCTTTTATTTTTCTTGCCTTTGAGTGGTGGCTTAGTAGTTTTAAATTTTGCTAGTTTTTTACCTATATATTTTTGGCCTGTAGTGGTATTAGTAATAAGATAAACAAAGCCTTCGTACTCATTTGGTATTTCGTCTATTGTTTTCCCTTCATAAGTCCACTGCATGAACTTACTTACCTGTGCCTAAGATTTTTTTGCCTCTGTTTTGGTTTTGAACTTTTCGTGTATCTCGTCGCCTCTAATCTTGCTTAGTCTACGTATTTCTCTAAGCCATTTTCTACTTGCTCGATGTGTTCTAAAGCTCAGTCTCTTTTCAAAATTTTCGTTTGCTTTGAAATATTCTAAATAGGCTTTTACTAGTTGATCATGTATGTCATCATCAATCATAGTACATTGCCTTTAGTGTAATTGGATTAGTACCAGTAGCATGAGCTGCTAATTTTGTATGACAGTCTCCGCCGATACCTTTTAAAAATGCACGTTCAACCTGTGCTTGTGCAAATGTAGTTGCATGATTAACTTTCTTGACAATGTCTATAATTTCTTGATCGTCTTTTCTAGTTTGTAATGCAATAACACCCTGACCAACAGCTGGTATAGTAGGTACTCGTAACCAAGTACGTCTAATATCTAATGCTTGTAATCCTGCTTCGGCTAAGATTATTGCATCATATTCTTTGTTGTCAAGTTTTTCAAGTCTGGTATCAATATTGCCACGTATGGGTTTGACTTTTATATCTAAGTTTTTGTATAATTCTTTTAGTTGTGCTACACGTCTTGGACTACTAGTACCGATTGTACATCCGTATCCTACACTTCCAATTAAAACATCGTGTGGGCTATTGCGTTTAAGCATTGCTGTAATAGACAAGTCAGGATGTTCTTCACCAGGCATGTCTTTCAAACTGTGTACAGCTACATCAATTTCACCTTGTAGTAGTTTTGTTTCTATTGTGCTACAAAAAACACCCTTGCCACCAATTTCATAAATTGGTACATCAGGATTTAAGTCGCCGTCAGTTTTAATAGTTATAATTTCGGTATCACAAGAAAGTTCTTTGCAAGCTCTTTCAGCATATGCAAGTGCTAGTTTACTTCCCCGTACTCCAATTTTTAATTTCATTCTACAATGTCAATGTCATTCTCGTATGATGTAAAGCCGTTTTCTTTTACAACTCTCATCACATAATTGACCCTTCCTATAAGTTCGTCCTTGTGTGAAATAAGGAACACATTTTTGTCACCAGCTCTACCCATCTTCTTAAGAACAGCCAATGAACCTTCTACGCCTGCGGTGTCCATACCACTATCAATAAGCTCATCAATAAACAATAAATTAATTTTTTGGTATAAACTTTCCCAAACGTCTCTAAACGCAAAGCTCATGCCTAGGATAAGTCTGTTGCGTTCACCTCTTGATAGATTATCAAAATCTAAATCTTGACCAAGCTGAGTAATTTCAACAGTTAGGTCATTTTGGAATATAACACTATGCGGTAATCCTAGTTTATCTAAGTAATATGTAAGTCTATTGTTTAGATATGCTAAGTTTTGATCAATAATCTTTTTACGGATAAAACTATCTTTGTTTGTTAGTAGTTTCAATAAAAAGTCTTGATGTTCTTTAAATGTTGTAAGTTCGTTGACTGGTGTCCAATCAATTTCTTGTATTGCACTGTTGTTCAATTCATCAATTTGTGCTTGATACGGATCGGTTTCGTTTTGTTTCGCGCTAAGTGCAGTTTTTAAACTATCAACATTTTGTCTATGCTCATATGCTTCTTTAGCAGTTTCATAAAATACACTAGGCTTTCCATTAATGTCTCCAATGTTAGACAAAGACGTAGTAACGTCAATAAGTTTATCACCTACTTCTTTTTGATACGATAGTGCATCGTCAAGCTCTTTAGATTTACGCTCTGCAATTTCTGTTTTTTTATCTACATGTAGCTCTTGTCCACACGTATAACATACAGCATCTTCTAAATCTGCGATGTCTTTGTTAACCTTTTCAACACTTTTATCTGCACGTTGTAGTGCTGGTTCTAAAGTACTAAGTTCCTTTTTAAGAGCCGAAATAGCATTGTTGTGTTCAGTCCAGTTTGATAACTTATCATGCGAATCTAGTTCTTCATCAATGTCTAAATGCTCTAATTCGTCGATTGCAGATGCTAATTTGTTTACATCTTGTTGTTTTTTAGCAAGCCATGCTCGTTGTGTGCCTTGTAAACTAGTAATAGTACTTTCAATTTTACTATTTGCAGTTTGCATTGCTTCAATTTTTAATGTTTCGGTAGTGATAGACTCTTTAGTGATGCGTGTTTGCTCTTTTAGTGCATCAGCTTTCTCACTTAGGATAGTAATACCAAGTAGTTGTTCAATAATAGCACGTTGATCGTTCTGCCGCATGCTGAGAAACGGCTCAGTGTAAGTGTTTAGTGCAACAATGTGCTTAAACATATCATGACTCATGTCAAGCAAGCCGTCAATGTCCTTTTGTGTTTGTCGACTGTCGCCTTGTGACTCATCTACTAGTTCTTGTTCTTGGTCATTAACAAAAAACTTTAATACATTAGGAGATCTTCCACGTTCAATTCTATAATCTACGTTGTTTTTTTCAAAATGTAGTGTAACCAACATGCCCTTGCTGTTAGTTTTGTTAATTAAATTGTTTGCTCTGATATTTGTAAGAGCTTTTCCATATAATGCATAACTTAGTGCATTAATAATTGTTGTTTTACCAGTACCATTACGTGATCCACTGTCGTCACCACCTTGATCTAAGTTTTCTCCAAGCACAAGTGTTAAGTTTTCTCTGTTAAAGTCAACAGCTTGGGTTTGATTACCCACACTCATAAAATTTTTAACGGTTAAATCTTTAATTTGTATCATAGTTCGTTATAAATGTCCATTAGCATCTTTTTATTAAAGTTGTCTGAGTCGATTGCATTGATTTCGCCTGCAACAATTTGATCAACACTTTCAAATTGTTGAATATCTAGTTCTGTTGATATTTCTTCAAGTTGTTTCTGTGGTATAAGGCTGATTTCTCTACACCCAAAGTTATTAATAAAAGTTTCTTTGATAAAACTAGCTTCTTCGTAGCTAATAGGTAAGTCTAAGTTTACCCGTAAATACATATTTGGCTTAATTAAGGTTGCTTGTTCGTCGATTAGTTGACTTAGTTTAACAGTTCTGTACTTAGGACAGTCTGGCCAGTTAATATATACAGGTTCTGCATTGTTTTCGCGGTCTAGTATCATCATTCCGCGATCATCATCCCATGCATCTGCATAGTTGTGTGGAAACGCATTGCCTAAGTAATGTATTTTGCCTTGTTTTTGTCTTTTATGAAAGTGTCCACTGAATACATACTCTTGATGTTCAAAATGTTCAGCTTTTAGTTCGCCGTGATCGGGCATTTGTACCATAGCATTCATATAAAAGCTAGGTAATTCAAAATGACCAAACATATATTTACTTTTTATACTTTTAATAGTCCGCCATTCGTCTCCCACCAACCACGGAACAAGAGCAACATCATCCTCAATATGTACTTCATCAATAAATGTAATACCAGGAATATGTTTTGCAAACGCTGTACTATTAACATCACGTTTATCTTTGTAATACAAGTCGTGATTGCCGTCAAAGAAGTAAAACTTTTCAAAAGACTTACCTAGTTTCTCCATACAACGGATTGTTGCATCCATTGTTGTTAAGTTAAGTGAATTTCTGTTGTGGTGCCAATCACCGCAGAAGATACCAGTTTCGCAACCAGCAGCTTTTGCTTGATCTATGTACCAATCAACAAAGTTTTCGCAATCTTGGTTATGTACTTTGCTATTACCTTTAAGGCCAAAGTGTATATCTGTAAAAACAGCCGCTTTTTTAAACAATTTTATATCTCTCTATAGTCATACTGTACGTATTATACGTTCAAATAATACAAAAGTCAACTAATTATTTTTTACTTTGTAAAGTAACTTCTCTTTTTTGAGCTGCTTCCCATTCACCTTGGTTTTGTCTAGTAAAACTAGGATTCATGTCGTTCATTTCTAAAATATCGTCTCGAATGTTCTGATTACGCTTTTCAATGTTGATAACTCTAACAAAACTGTTAGTTACAGCGGCAGTATAGTAAGCAAATGGATTAGCAGACTTAGATTCGTCAAACTGTAAGCCAATCTGTGCTAATTGTAGTATTGCTTGTCCACGCATTTCGTCATTGTATGTATATCCACGTACATTTCCCCTAGTTGCATATCTATCACATAACTTCATCCACATTAGAGCAAGTTTATTTGTTGCTTTACCATGATCTTTGCTAAAACAGCCGTTTTCCATGCCACCTTCCCAGTGACTTTTGCCTATACATACTAATTCTCCATCATCATTAAATTTATAATGTTGAAAAGGAGGAAAGTTTAGTTTTGTTTTATGATCTGCAATAGTTTTAGGTGTCTTTTTTCTTCCAGGCTCGTCTGGTATGTGATCAAACATCATAATTCTAAAAATTAATTCTTCTTTTGTAATTTTTCTGTAGTCCACTTCAAATTCTGCTTGTTTTACTTTTTTTCCAGCTAGTTTAGCGGCATCAAATGCTGTTACTTGTAGTCTTTTTGCTTTATTACGTTTTGCTTCAGCTACAGTCCTTATATTAATTTTATCAACACTAGGTAAGATTATGTCGTACTGTGCATACGTAGGATCAACATAGCTACAAAATGTAGATTTCGACTTATGGATTTCTTTTAAGATATCCTTGTTGTTTAAATAATTTACTCTTTTCATATTTTCTCCAATTGTAGTTACATTATAATATACTCTGTTAATAAAGTCAACTAAATAATAGTATTAGTATTACTAGGAGACTTTACATATGTCAGGTAGACAAGACGGCCCCGGAACTAGAGCAAATAACGTTACATCTCCGGTTAGTCAACAAAATACAAGTGCAGGTTCTCAAAATCGAAATTCAAAAGCACCTTCTAAAACATTAACCAATGCACTAGGAAGTGAAACTATCGGTGTCGGCGCAAGTATTTTAAAAAATGGCGTCAAACAAACTATAGAAAATATTGCTTCTGGCGGTGTTGGTGGAATAATGAGTGCTATCAGAGGCTTTGGTATACCTATAGACGGACTGTCTGGTATATTCGGCGGCGGTAGCACCGCTAGTTGGTCTAGAGATGATACTGGTGATTGGCGTATGCGTTTAAGTATCCCAGTTGGCATGTCTTTAGATGGTGTACTCCAAGCTCAATTAAATGAAACACAAGGTATGATTTTTCCTTATACTCCTAGTATTATATTCCAACATTCTGCACAATATAGTATGATGAAACCTACACATAGTAATTATCCTTTTCCGATATACCAAAGTAGCCAACCTGATGCGTTACAGATTTCAGGCGAATTTTATGTTGAAAGTGCTGCTGAAGGATTGTATTGGGCGGCGGCTGTACAATATTTACGTTCAGTTACAAAAATGGCATATGGTTCAACAAGTAATCAAGGTGCTCCGCCCCCGATTATTTTGCTAAACGGATATGGAGATTATGTTTTTAAAAATGTTCCATGTGTAATACAATCTTTTTCAGTTGATTTACCAACAGATGTTGACTACATATATTGTCCTGAGATAAACACTTATGCTCCTACAAGAAGTACTATTACAGTTGTTGCACAACCTACTTATTCAAGAAGTGAAATTCATAAATTTAGTTTAGATACATTTGTTAAAGGCGGCTATGCCAAAGGCAAAGGAGGATTTATTTAATGTATTCACCGAGTAGTCCTTATTATAAAACACCTTTTGTTTCTGGCCAATATTTAGATGTACTAAAAATAAGACCAATACCAGCCGAACCTGACGATGTACTTTATATTATACAAGTTCAATATACACATCGACCTGATTTGCTTGCATTTGATATGTATGGTGACAAAGATCTGTGGTGGGTGTATGCACAACGCAATCTTGAAATTTTAAAAGATCCTGTTTTTGATTTCGAAGCAGGAACAGAAATATTTGTACCAAAAGGCCCATCACTCAAGCGTTTGTTGGGGTTATAAATGTCTTCATCTAATATACAAAATATAACAGAACGATTGAAGGCCAAAGGCAAAGAATTAGCACAAACTGGCGCGGATGCGGCTTCACAAGTTGCAACACAATTTGAAACTTCCGGAAAAATTACAGTAGGCGGTGTTGCAAGTGCCGTCGAAGGTGCGTTGTCAGAAATTAGAGGCGCCACACTTGATCTGCCTAATTCTATAAACGGAATTACCGGACCAGCACTAGGCTCACTTGATCTTGCACAAGGCGGAATTAGTCAAGTATTGAATAGCAAACTTCCTAGCTTTGCAGGAGGCGCAAGTTTACTTAGCGGAGGGCTTGGAGGAATTGCTCAAGCCTTTGGAGGATTAATGGGAGGCCTAGGAAAACAAAAAAATATTCTTAGTCCGTTCTCAAGTTACAACTATGTTTTTACACTAGGATGTTTAACAGACTTTGAATTAAATTTTCCTGACTTAACTTATAGATATTCTGATCCTATGATTACAATTATTAAATCAGGAGGAGGAAAACCGCTAGTTGGAAGTAAAACTATATATGAAATAAACGGAAAAACAGAATATTTCATAGACGATGTTGAAATAGAAACTATAATAGCACCTAATCCTGCAACAAGATCTACAAATGCACTATCTTTAAGTTTTAAAGTACAAGAACCATATAGTATGGGATTATTTTTACAAGCATTGCAGATTGCAGCTTTGAGTGCAGGTCATAAAAATTATATTGATGCACCTTTTTGTTTAAGTGTTGAATTTAAAGGACATGCCGGAAACCGTCCAATTAGTATACCTAATTCAAGGCGCATATTTCCTTTAAAATTTACTGACATACAATTTGAAGTTACAGAAGGCGGAAGCCAATATGCTGTAAGTGCTATTCCTTATCACGAAACAGCATTAACAGATCAGGCACAGTCTACAAGAAACGATATAACCTTTGAAGGCAGAACAGTTGCAGAAATGTTACAGTGGGGGTTTGATAGTTTAACTACAAACATGAATGAAAAAGAACTTGAAGGTGTTGAACAGGAAAACAAATCCAAAGGTAATCAGTATATAGTTATGTTTCCTACTAAAAAATCTAGTGCTGAGGAATCTGTTGAATTTGCTGCATCTGAAGATGAAGGATCAGCAACAACGCAAGGCAACGATAGCGGCTCTGGAACACCTAAACGTGAACTTACTGAAGAACAACAACAGAGATTATATGAGTCTGCAATAGCTGTGCAAGAAAAAAGCATGCCTATTGAAAAATTCAAAGCAGCATTAGATAAAGAACTAGGTATTAGTGTAAAAAGATCTGATCTTGGAGAAACAATAAGAGATTATGCAGATGATCCAAAAAACATAAACAATATCGGAAATTCAAAGATTGTAAAATCAAAAAATGATGTTGGCAAGAAAACTATGGTCAAACAATCTGCTGCTGAAAGCGAAGAAGAAAAAGGAAAAATAGATCGTTGTAAAGTACAATGCAATCCTGATCAACGAATGATGACAGTTAGTAGCGGAAAGAAAATAGAACAAATTATTGAAGATGTAATACTAGTAAGTGAATTTGGAAGAAGTGTTGTTGATCAAAAACCAGATAATAACGGAATGCTTGATTGGTATAGAGTTGAAACTAATGTTTATAATGTTTCCGATCTTGTAAACATAGATAAAACTGGACAACCACCAAAGATTTTTGTTTTTAGAGTTGTTCCGTATAAAGTACATCACAGTAATTTTAGAAGTCCAACAGAAGCATCAAAAGGATTAGAAAGTTTACAAACACAAGCATCAAAAGAATACAATTATATCTATACAGGACAAAATGACGATATTATTAATTTTGATATAAATTTTAACACCGCTTTCTTTAGTAGTATTGCAGGTGACTTTGGTCAAAAAACAGCTGATGCAAAAACATCTGCTAGTGGAGGCGTAAATGCAGATAACAAACCGGCTGCAACTGGTACTACTGACGCTGATGGAAATTCTATAAATGCTGATCCTGTAAAAGCTGATGTCAACAAAGGCAATACAACAGATACAGGCGGAGTTATGATACATCCAGAGTCAATTGTTGCTGCAAACTTTAACGAAGCTTTGGTAAATGCACCCGTAGACTTACTTAGTGTTGATTTAGAAATATGGGGAGATCCTTACTATATTGCTGATAGTGGAATGGGCAATTACAGTGCAGGCATAGGCCCATCAACGAACTTAACTTCAGATGGTACAATGGATTATCAAAGCGGTGAAGTTGATATTGAACTAAATTTTAGGACACCTATTGATTATGTAGGAAACTATATGACATTTCCAGGAGGCGGAACAGCACCTGTAGGAAAATTTAGCGGATTATATAAAGTATTATTTGTATCTAATAAATTTTCAGCAGGCCAGTTTACACAAACATTACAGACAATGCGTAGGCCAAAACAAGAATCAGATACTAACCAGGTAGCTACAAAAGACAATACAGGAGCGGTTACAACTGATGATCCTAAAAAGCAATTAATTAAAACCGAAACTAATCCACTTACAGGTAATCTTGAAAGTTCGAATTCAAACACTAGTGCAACTGACGCTGGCGGAAATAATAACGGATTTGGTAACTCCCAAGGTGGTGAATTTGATACTACTAATAACAATAATGGCTTTGGTAACAGACGAGGCGGCGAATTTGATACAACAACAGCTCCTAGTGCTGGAAAAGGAAAACCACCAGTTTATAACACTGATCGAAGAGGTCCACAGTAATGGCTAAAGAAACACGTTCACCCCACGTCAAACAACAGGCAAAACAATTAGAAGGTCCGGGACCATATGTGGCTATTGTTAGAGAACATCTTGACGTAGATTATATGGGATCAGTAAAGGTTGAACTTTTAAAAACCAGTAGCGAAGGTAACTCAGAATCTTCCGGCGAATATGTTCCAGTAAGTTATCTTAGTCCGTTCTATGGAGTTACGCCGTTTTCAGGTGTAAGCGAAAATGAAGGATATGACTACACACAAAAAAGTTATGGCTTTTGGGCTGTACCACCTGATATTGGTACTAAGGTATTAGTAATATTTGCTGAAGGAAACAGAGGTAAAGGATATTGGATAGGATGTATACAAGATCAAAACATGAACTTTATGGTTCCTGGAAATGCAAGTACTAAGTTTAACAAAGAAGATCCTACAAAAGCAAGACCAGTCGGCGAGTATAATAAAAAAACTGAAGAAGCTAACGGATCAAACGCTACACAATATTTAAAGCCATGTAATGCTGATGCATGTGCTGTTTTAGATAACAACGGATTAGCAGACGATCCTGTTAGAGGAACAACTACTTCTAGTGCCAGACGAGATTTGCCTAGTATGGTATTTGGTTGGAGTAGTCCTGGGCCAGTTGATAGACGTGATGGAAAACCTACAGTAAAATCCGGCGGAAAAATTGATGCAATAGATATAAAAGCAAGCAGGCTAACAGGAACAACATTAGTTATGGATGACGGTGATCCTACGCTTTTTAGAAAAGGATCTGCAAAAACTTCACCTAGCGAATATGCTAGTATACCAAACGGCGGTGATCCTACAAAACCGTTTAATGAATTGTTTAGAATTCGTACCAGAACTGGACATCAAATATTATTACATAATTCAGAAGACTTGGTATACATTGCACACGGTAGTGGTGATAGCTGGATTGAAATGACAGCTAACGGAAAAATTGACATTTATTCAAAAGATAGTATTAGTATCCATACTGAAAATGACTTTAATTTTAAAGCAGATAGAAATATTAATTTAGAAGCAGGACAAAATATTAATATAAAAGCAGGCAATCAAATGGCAATGGAAACAGCAGCTAATTGGACAGTAAAAGTAGGGGCAGATGGCATGCTTACATGTGCTGGTTCAAGTAATATTAAATCTGCAGCACATAAAGAAACAGCCGGTAGAATTGATATGAATGGTCCTGCTGCGGCAGAAGCAGGTGCTGCGCCGATTCCAAATAGAGTACCTAAGCGAGGATCTTGGACAGGACAAGAAAATAAGAATCCCCAAGAACACACTCCTGAAAAAACAGATAACGATCCTAAAAAGATAGAAGAAGGTAAAGCAAACGCTACTAGTGATGATAAAAATAAAGAGAAAAATCCTGAAGATACATTTAAGCAATGTCAAGTTCCAGCTGCAAGCGGCAATCCAAATGAAGACAGGGCAAATGAAGAAGCAGCTGCTGAAAACAAAAATGCTACACTAGTTGATAATGATAATAACGGGTTTGGCAACGCACAAGGTGGTGAATTTGATACTACTAATGACAATAATGGATTTGGTAATTCGCAAGAAGGTGAATTTGGAGGCACTACAAAGCGCCCCGGAACAGCTTCTCTTACTGATACACAGGGACCATTTTAACAAGGTAAATACGTTATGAGCACACAAGAAAAAAGATTATATCAAGATATTAATATTAAATCTAATAAAAAACCTGATTACGGTATAGGATCAAAAACTTATAAAGGATTTAGTACAACTGATCCTGATCAAAACGGATTTAATCTATATGATTTTAGTCTTATTAAACAAGATATTATCAATCATTTTCATATAAGACAGGGTGAATTATTATCTAATCCAAATTTTGGAACAATTATTTGGGACGTTTTACACGAACCAATGACTGAGCAGTTAAAACAAATTATTATTGATAATGTAACAGAAATTATTAATTACGATCCAAGAATAAATGTAAATTCAGTTACTGTAGATGAGTACGAAAGTGGACTACAGATTGAAGCAGAAGTACTATTTTTAACTTATAATATTGTTGAAAATATGCGTCTAACTTTTGATCAAAATAACGGATTTCTAAATACCTAATAATATACGTAGTTAATCAAGACTGATAAATACTGTATAATAAAGGAAAGCCAAATATGTCCTCGACTGATAGACAAAATAGATTACTAGTAGCAGAAGATTGGAAGCGTATCTACCAAAGTTATAGAAACGCTGATTTCAAATCTTATGACTTTGACAACTTACGTAGAACAATGATAAATTATCTACGTCAAAATTATCCAGAAGATTTTAACGATTATATTGAAAGTTCGGAATACCTTGCATTAATTGACATGATTGCTTTCCTTGGTCAAAATATTGCTTTCCGTACAGACTTAAATGCACGTGAAAACTTCTTAGAACTTGCAGAGCGTAGAGAAAGTGTTCTCCGTCTTGCACGTACACTGTCTTATAATCCAAAGCGTAATCAGTCAGCTAACGGATTACTTAAAATTGAAAGTGTTAGTACAACTGAAAGTGTTAGAGATAGTAATGCAATCAATTTAGAAAATCAAACAATTATATGGAATGATCCTAGTAATGCTAATTGGCAAGAACAATTTACAAAAGTTTTAAATGCAGCTCTTCCAGTTAATAACCCTGTAGGCAGACCAGTTAAAAAAGATACAGTAAATAATATTCCAACAGAGCAATATAGGTTTAGTAGTACTAATACCGGAGTACCTGTTTTTGGATTTAACAAAAATATAAGTGGTAGTACTAGTAGATTTGAAATTGTAAGCACTGATGTAAACAACGGAACAATAGAAGAAGAAGCTCCGTATCCAGGAAACAATTTTGCATTTCTATATCGCAATGATGGCAAAGGGCCTAGTAGTACTAATAGTGGATATTTTTGTCACTTTAGACAAGGCGCATTAGATAGCGGATCTTTTATTGTTGATGCACCAAGCTCTAACCAAGTTGTTTCAATTGATGCAACTAATGTTAACAATTCAGATGTTTGGTTATATTCAGTAGATGATTTTGGACTAGAACAAGAACTATGGACAAAAGTTCAAGCAGTTGAAGGCAACAATGTAGTTTATAATAGTCTAAGTAAAAGTATCAGAAATATATTCAGTGTACTTACTAGAGCAAATGATAGAATTAGTTTAATATTTTCAGATGGAACTTTTGGCAATTTACCGCAGGGAAATTTTAAAGTATATTATCGAACTGGTAAAAATCAAAGGTTAGTAATTGATCCAAAAGACATGCGTGGTATTAGTATACAAATTCCATATGTAAGCAAATCAGGAAAAAGCGAAAGTCTTTCATTAGTATTCCAATTAAAGTATACAGTAGACAATGCAAGTATTAGCGAAACAAATGCAAGTATTAAGCGTAATGCTCCATCTAATTACTACACTCAGAATAGAATGGTAACAGCAGAAGATTACCAAATTGCTCCGCTTACATCAAGCCAAGAAATTATTAAAGTAAAAAGTGTTAATAGAACATCTAGCGGAATTAGTAGATATTTAGATCTTGTCGATGCAACTGGTAGATATAGTAAAACAAATTTATTTGCTGTAGACGGAATTTTAACAAGAGAATTTATTGATACAAAGGTTGGATTTGATTTTGTTACTAAAACGGATATTGAGGGTGCAATAGCAAACGTTATACAACCAGTTTTAGAAAACAGGAAAATTAAAAATTATTATCTTACTAATTTTCCAAAAATACTAGTAGGCGATTTAGGACTAGTATGGAATAGTAGTACAGTTGACGCAAATCAAAATACTGGTTATTTTACAAACGCTGCAGGTACTAGACAACAATTAGGTACTTTTACAGCTAGTACATTAAAATTAATGCGAGCAGGAACACTACTTAAATTTATTGCTCCAACAGGCAAGCATTTTATGAAGACTGATAATAATAAAATAATGGACGGCGCAGCCGACCATCCAGGATCAGTTGATTACCTATGGGCAAAGATTGTAAGCACTGAAGGTAACGGAACAGTGGTTGCAGATGATGGTACAGGACCAGTTTTAATAAATGACATAATTCCACAAGGCGCAAAACTTACTCAAATTATTCCTAGAATTGCTAATGATATACAAGCATCAGTTCAAACACAACTTGTAGATCAAATTTTTGCTTATAGAACTTTTGGTTTAAGGTTTGATGTAAATTTAGGAGAGTGGAGACTAGTGTCTTCTACTAATTTAGATAGTGCAAGTGAATTTAGTATTGGTAAAGCAGGCGATAATACTAACCAGCAATTAGATGCAAGTTGGCTGTTATTGTTTGAAACAAACGGCGAAACGTATACGGTTACATATAGAGGATCTAGATACTTGTTTGAAAGTGATGAAGAAGTTAGATTCTATTTTGATAATAGTGATAAAGTTTATAATAATAGAACTGGTAAAATTATTAAAGATAAAATTAGTATGTTAAGTATTAACCAAAAAGATCCGACATCAAATCCGGTTCCTTATACAGTTGATTATGATTGGGAAATTGTAGAAGATTATAGAGATACAGAAGGTTATGTAAACAGTAAAAAAGTCCAAGTTAGTTTCTTTGATGCTGACGATGACGGAGTTGTTGATGATCCAGACTTGTTTGATGTTATTGTTAATGAGACAAACAACCCTTTAGAAAAATATATATTTTCTGAAAAGGTTACAAGTATTGACGGCGTTGAAGAATGGTTCTATAAACCGAATAGTGTATTAAATGTTGTTGTTCTTCAAAATAAAGCAAGTTTAGGGTCTACTACATTATATGCAGATGGACAAATATTTTATTATGTAGATGAAAATATTTTTGAAATACTTGATAAAACCACAAGCAACTTAAATATTTCACAAAAGTATAGAGCACAAATTGGTCGAGATAATATTAAATTTCATTATGTTCATGCTGCAGACGAAAGTACACGTATAGATCCTAGTGTGAGTAATATTATTGATTCTTATTTACTAACAAGATCATATGATAATAGTTTTAGACAATACTTAGATGGTATTACAAATACTAAACCATTAGCACCTAGTAGTGATAATTTATTTTTAAATTACGGTGCAAACTTGAATAACATTAAATCGTTAAGCGATGAAATTATATACCATCCAGTAAAGTACAAAATTTTATTTGGAACAAAGGCAGATGCAGAATTCCAAGCAGATTTTAAAATTGTAAAAAATCCTGATATTGTTATAAACGACAATGAAATAAAATCAAGAGTAATAAGTGCAATAAACGAATTTTTTGCTTTAGATAATTGGGACTTTGGCGAAACTTTTTATTTTACAGAACTAACAGCATATGTGATGCAACAACTTGCACCAAATATTGTTACTTTTGTAATTGTACCAAAACAAATAGATCAAACGTTTGGAAGTCTTTTTGAAATAAAATCAGAATCAGATGAAATATTTATTAGCGGAGCAACAGTAACTGATGTGGCAATAATTGATAATGTCACAGCTACACGCCTTAAAGCAGAAGGCGCAATTACTACTACAGCAACAACTACAGGTAATATTGGAATAACAAGTACTAATTTAAACACAAGTACAAGTAGTCCAAATTACACAAGTAGTTCAAGCGGATCTAGCAGTTCAAGCAGTTCAAGCGGCTCAGGCGGCTCAGGCGGTGGCGGAGGAGGCTACTAATGGCATATAACAACGATCAATCAGATCAACCGTTACCAGGTGGTAACGAAAATCGTAAAAGACAAAGTGCAAGTCATTTACCAAAGTACTATCGAACTCCTGCGAATAAAAAGTTTTTAGCAAGCACAATGGACCAGCTTATACAGCCTGGTGTAGTTGAAAAATTAAACGGTTATGTAGGAAGAAAAACAGCAAAGGCTTTTTCCTCTACAGATAATTACGTATCTGATGTAAGTGCAGCTAGAGAAAATTATCAATTAGAACCAGCAAGTATTGTAAAAGACAATTTAGGCAATGTAACATTTTATAAAGATTATAATGATTATATTAACCAACTTGATAGTTTTAACAAAGGCACAAGCGATCACAGTGTATTAAATCAACAAGAATACTATGCTTGGGATCCTCACGTTGATTGGGATAAACTTACTAATTTTAGAGAATATTATTGGTTACCAAACGGTCCGCAAAGTTTTGGGTTGCCAGGTAATACAATAGATGTTGAAAGTACATATACAGTACGTATTGGCGATAATGCTGATAATAATACATATATCTTTAGTCCAGACGGATTAACAAATAATCCTACTATAACATTATATAGAGGAATTACATATAAGTTTGATATTGACACACCAAATTTACCGTTTACAATTAAAACTAAAAAGACTCTAGATGAAGGATTTGATTTAGATAGTTCTAGTATACTTGTTTTAGAAGGAGTAAGCGTACAAGGTTTAGAAAAGGGTGTAAGCACGTTACAGCTTGGAACTGATACACCGGATATACTTTATTATATGGCATCTAACGATTTACAGGCAAGCGGAACTATTGTTGTTAAAGATATAAGTGAAGCAACCTTTATTGATGTCAAAAAAGAAATACTTGGAAAAAAAACTTATAAAGCAAGCAATGATGTTGTTTTATCAAACGGAATGAAAGTATTTTTTACTGGTGAAGTTGAACCAGCTTCTTATGCAGAAGGTGCATTTTATGTAGAAGGTGTTGGCGACAAAATTAAACTTATACCAGAAACTAATCTTAATGTTCCAACAGATTTTACCGACGATGTTGAAATAGAGTTTGATGCCGAAGGTTTTGATAGATTGCCATTCGGCGAAGCCATTGGTTATCCAACTAAGAAAGATTATTTGGTTATTAATCGTTCAGCAAAAGACGGAAACCTCTGGGCTAGATATAATAGATGGTTTCATAAAAATGTAATTGAAACAAGCGCAGAACAAAATAATCAACCTTCCGAATTAGATCAACTACAACGTGCAAAAAGACCAATTATCGAATTTGAAGCGGATATCAAATTACATAATTTTGGTACAAAAATCAAAAAAGATGTTGACTTAATTGACAATTTTACTACAGACGTCTTTAGTACTATCGAAGGCGGAATAGGATATAACGTTGACGGAATTGATATTGTTAAAGGTATGCGTATTTTATTTACAGCAGATACTGACATACTTGTAAAAGGAAGAATTTTTGAAGTAGATATAATTAAATTTGCAGGAGGAAATAATACCAACAATCAAATTACACTTAAAGAAGTTGCTGATAGTATTCCTCAAGAAAATGAAACTGTACTTGCACTAAACGGTAATGTGTTTAAAGGTAAAATGCTATATTTCCAAAACGGATCTTGGCAGGAAACACAACAAAAAACAAATACTAATCAACCGCCGTTATTTGATATTTTTGACAGTAATGGAAAAAGTTATTCAGATACTAGTACATACGAAGCATCAACATTTAGTGGCAACAAATTGTTTAGTTATAAGCAAGGAATAGGATCAGCAGACACCGAATTAGGATTTCCTTTAAGCTACCGTAGTATCTCTAATGTAGGAGATATTGTTTTTAATTACGACATTCTTCAAGATACTATGACGTATACTAATGAAAATGATATTTTTACAGTTAATACAGATATTGGATTTTTAAGAAAGTATAGTGATCTAAATGTATTTGAAACAATAAGTGGTTGGAAAAAAGTTACAACATTATCAGAACAGCCAGTTATTCGACAGTATGTTTTTGATAACACAACAACCGGATTTGAAATTGATGTATATAACAATAGCGGACTATTAAGCGACTTATGGGTAAGAGTTTACCTTAACAATAAATTACAATTTGAAAATGTTGATTATACTATTACAACTAATATTCAAAATAATGCACAAATAAATTTTAATAATACCCTCACACTTAATGATGATATAGTTATTAAAACTAAATCTAAAACTTTAAAAAACGACAATGGGTTTTATGAGATACCATCGTCATTAGAAAGAAATCCTAAGAATGAAAATCTTAAAGAATTTACATTAGGAGAAGTTAACGATCATGTTAGTACTATTGTTGAAAATTTAGATAACTTTACCGGTACTTTCCCAGGAGTTGGTAATTTAAGAGATCTTAATAACTTGTCAGATCTAGGAAGAAGATTTTTACAGCATAGTGCTCCTATGAATTTATCTCTTTATCATATAACTGATAAGGATAGTAATATTATAAAATCGTTAGATTATGCAAGAACTGAATATAATAGATTTAAAAGAGAATTTTTGCAAGTTGCGTTAGATTCTGAGTTTCAAGGCACAACTAAAGATCATGTAGACAATATATTACAAACTATTAATAGTGTAAAAAATAAAGAAATGCCATTTTATTTTAGTGATATGGTACCAACTGGTGCTGTTAAAAAGCTATCATATACTATATTAGATGCTGACGAGACATTTTTTGCTTTAAGTCAAGTTTTTGATAATAATACACTATCAAAAAAAGCTGTTAGTGTTTACAAAAATAATATCCAATTAGTGTACAATAAAGATTACACATTTAATAGTGATGGATTTGCTGTTGTAACAGCAACAAAAGCACAAGATGATGTAATAGACATTTTTGAATACGAAACTACTAACGGAAGTTATGTGCCTCCAACACCTACTAAATTAGGTCTTTACCCTGCGTACGAACCAATGTTATATAGTGATGATACATACCTAACAACAACTTCACTTATTCAAGGACATGACGGTAGCAGATTTGTTGCTTTTAACGATTATAGAGATGATTTGTTATTAGAATTAGAAAAACGAATTTTTAATAATATTAAAATAAAATATGATACAACACTTTTAGATATAAATGATTTAGTTCCTGGAGAATACAGACAAACTGGAGTATCGTTTAGTGAAATTAATAAGTCAATATTAAGTAACTTCTTATCTTGGAGTAAATTTATAGATACAGATTATACTTTACATAACTTCTTTGAAAGAACAAATACATTTACATTTAATTATAGTAAATCAAATTCACCAAGCGGAAATATTTTGCCAGGATTTTGGAGACAAATTTATAAAAGGGCATTTGATACAGATCGTCCACATACTCATCCTTGGGAAATGCTAGGACTTACAATAAAACCTAGTTGGTGGGAAACACAATATGGTCCAGCACCATATACTAAAGATAATTTATTAATGTGGACTGATTTACAAAATGGTATTCTTAGACAGCCGGGTGTAAAATATAAGATTTTAAACAAATATAAAAGACCAAATTTATTAAGTAATATACCATCAGACGAATCAGGGAATCTTTTACCTCCGTTAAGTATTGGTTGGATTAGTAATTACCAACCCGACACAATAGATTTTAGTTTCGTGTTTGGAGACGGCGCCCCAGTAGAATCTGCTTGGAGAAACAGCTCAGATTATGCATTTAGTATAATTAAGGCATTTATAATTAATAAACCAAGTTTAATATTTTCTACAGGATTTGATAGATTTAACCAAGTTCGTAATAGTGCAGGTTCTATCGTATACAAACCTACTAATAAAAGAATCAATTTAAAAGATTTAGTATTTCCAAGTACATCAACTGATGCTACGCAAACTTTTACAAGCGGATTAGTAAATTACGTAGCTTCTTATATGGCCGGTGATGTCTTAAAGAATTATGAAAAATACAAAGAAAATATTACTAGTATTGATAATCAAATAGGTTTTAAATTAGCAGGATTTACTGACATAGAAAAGTTTAAATTGATACTTGACAGTAGAACTCCAACTAATGAAGGTAATGTTTTTGTTCCAAATGAAAATTATCAAATATTTTTAAATACAAGCTCGCCTATAAAAACTGTAGAATATAGTGGTGTAATTATTGAACGCAGAACAGATGGGTATGTAATTAAAGGGTATAGTCCTAATAATACTATATTTAAATATTTAAGTGCGGTATCTAAACAAAACGATCCAAGTATTAATATTGGTGGAATAAGTGAAAACTATGTTGTGTGGAATAGTGGTAAAACATATGTTGCAGGTCAAAATGTTGAGTACCAGGGCTCTTACTATAGAACAAAAACCCAACACCAAAGTACACAAACATTTGATGAAACTCAGTTTGCTAAATTAGCTGCTTTGCCATTAAAAGGCGGAAGAGAAGCTTTTATTAGAAAACAATTTACAGATACTATAATTAAAGAAATGCCGTATGGTACGTTATTAACCGAGATACAAGACGTAGTAGATTTTTTACTAGGATACGGAGAATATTTAAAAAGCCAAGGATTTATTTTTGATTATTTCCAAAGCGATAATAAAGTAGTTCTTGACTGGCGACACTGTGTAAACGAATTTTTATTCTGGACTACACAGAATTGGGCTGCTGGTAGTGTTATTACACTAAGTCCTGGAGCAGAACAAATTAAAATAACAACTAATTATTCGATGGTCGATAATATATTTGACGGATTTTATGGTTACGGATTATTCAAAGCAGATGGACAAAAACTTGTAGAAGATTTTGCAAATCTTGGAAGATCGCCTAATGAATTTAGCATAGGTCCAAAAAATACAGCAGACGGAATTTATTTTATATCGTTACCCTTAGTACAAAAAGAACATGTGGTTATTATTGATAACGCAACAGTTTTTGGCGATGTAATATTTGATCAGCAACCAGGATATAGACAAGAAAGAATAAAAATACTAGGATATAGAACAACAGACTGGGATGGAAGTTTAAATATCCCTGGTTTTATATTTGACGAACCTAATATTGTAGAATGGGAGCAATGGCAAGATTATAATATTGGTGCTGTTGTTAAAAATAAAGAATTTTATTATAGTGCTCCTAAGAAAGTTCCTGGCTCACAAATATTTGATGCAAAGAATTGGAACGTACTTTCGGAAAAACCGGAAGGCGGCCTTTATGCAAACTTTGAATATAAAACAAATCAATTTGCTGATTTTTATGATTTAGATTCAGATAACTTTGATGTTGAACAGCAAAAAATGGCACAGCATTTAATTGGTTATCAAAAACGCCAATATTTACAAAACATTGTAAACGATGATGTAAGTCAATACAAATTTTATCAAGGATTTATTCAAGACAAAGGTTCTAAGAATGCTCTTACTAAATTGTTTGATGCACTTGCAAGTGACGACAAGGATAGTTTAGAGTTTTACGAAGAATGGGCTATTAAAGATGGACAATACGGAGCCAGCGAAGGCTTTGACGATGTTATTTTTAGACTAGACGAAGGAAAGTTTAGACTAGTGCCACAGCCTATACAACTAGTAAATTCAACTACTGGTGAAGAAACTGATTTAATTTATAGAATTAAACCATATGAAGTTTACCAAAAATCTAAAAATTATGATCATAAACCATTGCCTGGAAAATATGTTTTTGACAGTTACACAAAAAATGCAGGATATGTAAATCAACAAGATGTTAGAGGAATAGTAACCAACTACGAAAACATACTTGACTTTAATTTTGCTGATATTGCAAAAAATGCATATATTTGGGTTGGAAATCAAGATAAAGACTGGACAGTGTATAAACATGTTGACACTCCTTATGTAATAAACCAAATTGGAAAAGGTGAAGCAACATTTGACATTACAGTAGACACAAATGTTAAAGATTTTGTAAAAGGTGATATTATTGGTATTAATGCTATACATAATGATAGTACAAGTCTTAACCTTGACGGATTTTATAAGATTGATAGTATAAACAACAATGTTATAACTGTAGAAACTGACGATCCAAAAACTACTGAAGATAGTGACCTAGTTGGTAATATAACAGTATTTTTAAAAGTTAGAGCAACAAATGTTGTTGAAGCAAACAAAATTGTACAAACAAATTTACATGGTAACGATTTGTTATGGGTTGATTCAATAACAGACGACAACGAATGGGCAGTATATAAGAATACTAATTCATTTGTTGATCATCAGCGTATTAATAATCCAGTATCTAATGCATACGGAAATATTGAATCTATTACTTTAGATGTTGCTAGTACTACTATTTTTAATCAAGGATTTCATAAATTATCAAAATATGATAGAATAACGTTTAGTGGAATAGAAGGTACTGTAGAACTTAACAGTACTTCAAAATATGTTGGCGGAACTATTACATCATCATCGTTTCAATTATATGATGACGCTGACCTAACTATACCAACAAATTCGTCAAGTTTTACAGCACACACCTTCAAAACTGGTAAATGGGTAAACAACGGATCAAACTTTGGAACAGCAATAGCTGTTGATGACAGAAATACTACATTATTAGTAAGTACACCAGATGACGCTGACGGAAAGGTTTATGTATATAACAGGCCGACTAATGCATTAACATACACATTAACACAAACAATTGAACCTTTTAAGTTTGGTAACGATAGACAACGATTTGGAGCCGGCCTAGCAATAAGTCCAGACGGTGAATATGTTGTAGTTGGTTCACCTAATGCTTCAAATGTAAAAACAAAATATTCAGGAGCATTTCAATCAGCTGTTGATTATCCCAAAAATAGTATAGTAGGAAAAGACCAAGGACTATGGCGTGCCAAAATAGATATTCAAGGCGAAGAAGACAATATTGTTTTTAATAGTTTTAGTTCAGTTGTTGAAAATATTCAAGCTGCAGGTTTGCAAAATAATAATACCGATTTTATTCCGGCATTAATTATTGGGGATTATGCAATTGATCCTAATAATAACTTACTTGCATTTAATGGTTTACCAACAAACCATATACTTGTTCGAGCACCGTTTTCGTTGTATGAAGGTAGTGGAATAAACGATCAGGTAAGATTGCAATGGAATTCAATAACATACGGAAACCAAGATTTATCAGCATTAACAGCAAGAGCTCCATTTAATGGAAGTCATTCAGTAATCACAGATGCATTTTTAAGTCAAGAACATACAATACAAAAGAAAATTGACGAAGTTTTATATGTTAATAGTAGCACAACCTCTGTTGATATAGGAGATGTTTTACAAACTCCGGTTGCTACTGGTATAGTTGAATATACTAAATTAGTAGGCGCTGAACTATTAATATATCTAAGAGACGTAAACGGTACATTTAATACTAGCGATAGTTTATTTAGAGACGACGGTGACTTTATCGGCGAATATGTTAAACAAGGACCAATAGATCCTGTCAATACTTCAACCGTTTGGGGTGGATATTGGTGGATTGACACACCGGTGTATACACCAACTTCATCTACAACAAATATTGACAAGGGCGCCGGATTAGTTTACTGGGATCTAATATCAGATAGTACTCCAACTGGTAGATACTACTATTCGAGTTTAGATTATTTAACAACTGATATTAGTAGTCAAAATACTTTTACTGGTTATATAAGAACGTTAACATATAGAGGGCTTCCTGGAGCAGGCGGAAGTAATGATACTTTTTCAAGTAACTTATATGTAATGCGAGCTCCTAAAGCACTTAGCGATACTATATCTCCAGGTGACCCAGTCAGTGTTTATGTTAACCAATTACCGCAATACACAACCGGTGACTTCAAAGACCTAACTACAATAGGATTAAGTTCTACAACTACAAACACAACAAGAAACGTTTATGATGTATGGGACGGATACATTAATTTAGATTTTACTAAAACAGATGCAGCAGATAATCCGTTTGAGCCAAGAGTAGGTGATACAGTTCGTGATTTAACAACAGGAGCAACAGCTGAAGTAACATTTTATCAAAGAAACAGTTTAAATGCCACTATATTTGTAAAAAATTTAGCAGGTTCATTTAGTGTTGGAGATGATTATGGACAAAATGCTGAAATAGAATTTTTAGGTACACCAGGTGATCCTGATGTAAACTATCAAATTGATCGCGTAATGGGCGAAATACAATTTACATCATTAGGCTATACTCCAGCTGGAATTGGAAAAATGCTAGTATTTGATAGCGGAAATCCAATTTCATTAAGTGCAGAAGATAATATTAACGAAATCGAATATTGGATGTATACTGACGGAGATGTTTTAGGTATTCCTAGATTACCAAATCCACCAAGTAGTATAAACAACGATTGGGAACAAGTTTATAGAATTCCTGCAGAATCAACAGGAACACCAAGTGGATTTACTAACCAAGGACTATACACAGTATACAGTAGATCAGCACCTGGCAGGTATGATGAAATTGGTACATATACTGTTCCTGAACAACAGTCAAATTTTAAACTTGGTAGCAATATTAAAATTGCAAAAAATAGTAACGGTTTATATAGAACAATGGTGCATGCTGAAGGCACTCAGACACAATCATTACCAGGAAGAATTTATTTTATTAAAACAGGTACTGAAAATAATATTACATATACATGGGAATATGCAAAAAATAAAAAGTACAAAGGTGTTTTTAACGAAAGTATAAATTATTTTACTAAAGATATTGTTTACAGAGAAAATCCTGCTGTAAGTGGAACCGGAGTATTATATGTAGCAAAAACTAATCTTGCACCAGGCCCATTTAGTATAACTGACTGGACAAGTACAGACGACTTAATTGACTACGTTGGATTTATTCCAAACTCTTCAGGTACTAGTGTTATTAATGATAGTACAGACGGAAGCACAGTTCTTGATCAAGGATTACTTTCAACTTTTGGAAATGAATTTGATATTAATAAAAACGGTGACGTACTAATTGCTAATGCATTATACGATAATACAAAACCTAATCAAGTTGTTGTATACCGACAAAATAACGGCTTCTGGGAAAGAGGCCAAGAAATACAAGCACCAGATAAAACTAGTGGCTTTGGAAAAGCAATAGCGATATCAGATGACGGCATGTACATAGCAGTTTCAGAACCATTTAATGATGATTACAATGCCGATCAAGGTAAAGTTTCAATTTATCATCAAGTTAATGGCGTGTTTACGTTTTTACAAGATTTACAAAGTCCTAACAACGAACGTGCTGAAAGATTTGGTTGGAAATTGCAATATGATGGAAATAAATTATTTGTAACTTCAAGAAACGCTGATTCAACTGAAACAACTACATTTGATTCTAATACTACTAGATTTGATAATTCTTTTACAGAAATAGTTGAAGGAAGAAAAGACGTTGGCGTAGTATTTGTATACGAAAAAACTCCAAATGGAATGTTATTTGCACAAACTATTCAAATTCCAGATTCAGATGTTAATACATTTGGTAGAAATATACATGCAAAACAAAACCATTTTTATGTAGGATTAGAAACTAAGGTAAGTGAAAACTCTCAAGGCCAAGTTATTGATTTTAGAATAGATCAAGATGTTACAATGTGGGAAACACATAGATCTTCAAACAAAACAGTTGATGTAGAAAAAATTAAAAAAATATTCTTATATAATATTAAAGAAAATGAATTACTCACATATCTCGATTATATAGATCCAATACAAGGTAAAGTAGCAGGTCCTGCTGAACAAGAACTTACATATAAAACATATTTTGATCCTGCTGTTTATACTAATTCTAGTAATATTGGCGCAATACAAGATCAAACAGCTGCATGGGGAACAAAACAAGTTGGTGAGGTTTGGTGGAACTTAACAACAGCTAAGTTTACTAATCCTTATCAAGGAAGCATTCAGTATGCAACACAATCTTGGAACAAAGTATTTCAAGGAAATTCAATTGATATTTACGAATGGGTAGAATCAGATATACTTCCAAGCGCCTGGGACGCTCAAGCAGATACTGAAACTGGATTTGCCAAAGGATATAGCGGTAAAAGTTTATATGGAGATTCATCTTACTCAACAAGACGAGTTTATAATGAAATTCTAAAGACTTTCAAAACAATGTATTATTTCTGGGTAACAGATAAAACTATTGTTCCTAATGTTGAATTTAGAAAAATTGATACTAGAGAAATTGCACAATATATCACAGACCCCGCAGCAAAAGGTCATAGATTTGTTGCACTTATTTCTCCAGAAAAATTTGTACTATACAACTGCGAACCTTTGATAAAAGGGACAGATGTTGCTATTAATATACAATTTTGGACAATTAAAAATCAAAACCAAAATGTTCATAACCAATATCAAATTGTTAGTGAAGGACTTGAAACTAGTCAACCGAATCCCGATGTTGTTATAAAATGGTTTGATAGTTTAATCGGATATGATGCACAATCAAGAGTAGTACCAGATCCGACACTTAGTGACAAAGAAAAATATGGATCACTTAATAGGCCTAGGCAGTCTTGGTTTAAAAACAAAAACGAAGCACTGAAACAAGTTATTGAGCGTGTAAACCTTGTTCTTACAAAGAATTTAATTATTGACGATAAAGATATAAGCAAATTATCGTTAAACGATCCGATATTAACTACAGCTAGTAATTTATATGATGTTGAAGTAGAAACAGTAGCAGATCTTGCAACAGTTGGAACAGACAAAATTGAAAGAGCAGTACTATCTCCTGTAATCAAAGACGGAAAAATTACAGATGTAACTATTATTAATCCTGGTAAAGGATATAGATATCCACCTGCTATTTCGATATTAGGCAACGGCACTGATGCAGAATTGTTACCAGTAATAGACGGAGCAGGTAAGATAATATCTGTAACAGTGTTACAACAAGGAACATATTATGATTCAAGTACTATTTTAACTGTACGAAATTTTGCTGTATTAGTTAAAACTGATGAAACTTTGCTAGGTAAATGGGCTTTGTATGAAAGAGAAAACAGAATCTGGAATAGAATAAGAAGTCAATCTTACAATGTAGGAATATTTTGGAATTATGTTGACTGGTATGCTACAGGATACAATGAAGCAACTGATATTGATTACCTTATTGACAATAGTTACGAATTGACAAGTTTAGATAATACTGTTGGAAGTATTGTAAAAATATCAAACATTGGTACAGGCGGCTGGTTGTTAATTGAAAAAATATCAAACAATGACACTGACGATTATACACAAAATTATAAAACTATTGGTAGACAAAACGGAACAATTAATTTTAAAAATACATTATATGATTCGTTAGCAGCAAACACAGGGTTTGATACAATTAGTTTTGATACTAAAATATTTGACAGTGAACCAATTAAAGAACTTAGAATTATTTTAAACACAATAAAAGATGATATTTTAATTGATGAATTGTTAGTTGAATTTAATAAATTGTTTTTTGCAAGTTTGCGTTATGTATTTGCAGAACAAACATATGTAGATTGGGCGTTCAAAACTAGCTTTATTAAAGCCAAGCATAATGTCGGAAAACTTAGAGAAGATATTACTTTTAATAATGATAATTTACCTAGCTACGAAGCATATGTTAAAGAAGTTAAACCGTTTGCAACAAAAATTAGAGAATACCTAAGTGCATACGAAGGTATTGATCCTACAAGAACAGTAACAACTGACTTTGACTTACCAGCATCTTATAATTCTATAGAAGGTAAAATATTACCAAAGAATATCAAAGTTATTGATGATGTACTAGTAGGAACAACAACTGATTTAGAAACTTATCCTAATAAAAATTGGTTAGATAATAGTAGCTATAGCATTGTTAGTGTAAAACCGGTTGACGGCGGACAAGGTTATACCTCTCCTCCAGTATTAACATTAACTGGCGGAGGCGGAACAGGCACTGTTCTAAAAACATATTTAGGTACAAAAGGCGATGTAACAAAAGTTGATGTAGTTGTTTCTGGTAGCGGATATTACAGCACACCTGTAATCTCAGTTAACGGCAATCTTATAGATGGCGGCAGAGATGCAACCTTCAGTGTAGAACTAGGTAATAATCCAGTAAGAGGAATTACTACTACAGTTAAGTTTGATAGAACTACAGGAACATATGTATATACGCAAATTGATCAAACACAAACATTTACAGCATCAGGATCTCAGTTTGAATTTAATTTGAATTGGCCTATTGATTTAAAAATTACTGATATAAGTGTATTTAGAAATAATATTGAACAATTAAGTAACGAATATACCTATACCAACATGTTAGATGCTACAGCAAGCTACGAAAGATATTATGGACAAGTATCTTTTACAAATAAACCAGATGCTAACGATATAATTGTTGTTAATTACAAACTTTCTCCAGATTTATATCAAGCCCAAGATCGAATTAGTAATTTATATAATCCGCAAGAAGGTCAATTAGGTAAAGAATTAAGCCAGTTAATGACAGGCATTGATTACGGTGGCGTAGAAGTTAAGAGCTTTGGGATGTCGCAGGGTCAAGGGTGGGATTCAGATGCATGGTTTGGTTCAACCTGGGATAGTTATGATAACACGTACAATGATGAAATATTTGAGTTAGATGGTTCAACAATTAGTATAGAGTTAAGTAAACCACTTGAAAATGGCGTACAATATAATATATACTTAAATGGTGTAAGAATCGATGATCCAGATTATCCAAGTAATCCTACAAATCCAAATGCAAGATGCCAAAGTATTACAGGTGACGGGGTACAGACTACAATATTCTTAGATAATGACGGACTTAACATTAATGGTGAAGGAAGTCCTTTAGACTCAGAATACAACAATGGTGCATTGATTGCCGAGAACAATGGTACAGTGTTTGACAGAGCCCTAACTGTAAACGGATTGAAACTGGTTGTTGCAGGAGCAGTAGGCGGACAACTTGCAGTACCAGATGAATGGGCAAAGAAAACTGCAAGAACATTTGAATTAATGACTGATCCTAACGGTGCTGGCAT